AGTATCATCAGCTAATAAAAAAACTTCAAGATAATCTGGTTCATCTTGTTGTGTCATTCTTTCAGCTTCAATATCAAATAATTTTGATGCAGCTAATTTTCCTGCTTGGTCCTCATACGGTTTAATATTACCTAAAGCTGGAGCAGCACTAGCAAGACCAGTAAATAATCTGCCTGCAGGAGATTGGTTTAGACCACCAGCACCTTCAATGAAGGGCTTTCCACCCTCTCCTGCTTCAGATACTCTTGTAAAAAAATCAAATAAGGCCGGTGCATTTCTTGCAAAAAATCCCTGTTGTTGTGGAACAATTTGATCTGCTATTGCTTTTAATTTTTGATATTCCTCACTGTCAATAAATTTTCCTTGATTAGCTTTGATGACAGGAACTAAACCAGATGTAATACCAACACCACGTGAATTTGTTCTCATGTTATTCGGGACATTGTTAAACATCCTTCTGTTGTAAATAGACATTATCTATTTAAGCTCCCAAAACCTTCTAATAAAGATCCGATACCTGTTCCAAGAGCTCCAATACCTCCAGCAAATTGTAAAAATGGATTTGCAGGTGTCACTGGTATTTGTGAAATAGTTTGACCACCAAAAGGTAAACCTGCCAATACATCTGTACCAAAAGATATACGTTGGAAAGGTTCTTGTTGTTGAGCTGCAAGATTTTGTCTTTGAGCTTCTAAACCTGCTTGTAGTAATTGTTGTTGCTGACCACCAATACTTAGTAAAGTATTTAAATCCTGACCAAACATACCTTGACCTAATTGACCAATACCTGCTTGAAATCTTGCTAAATTACCTAATTGTTGTCCAGCTCCTAGTTGTCTTCTTTGTTGTGCTTCTTGTGCAGCTTGTGCTGAAGCTAATGCTTGTTGAAAATTTCTTGATCTATCTTCTGCAATTCTTCTTGATTTTATATCGCCAATGTTTCTGTCTAATTCAGCTTGTTGTACTCCAAATCTTGAACCGCCAAAAACACCAGCTCTCGTTGCCTGTCCAGCTAAGTTAGCTTGAGCAATTGACCCTTGTCTGTCTATTTCTCTTAAAGCTTCTTGAGTAACTAGCTCTTGATATGGATCTCTAAATTGATCTATTCTTTGAGTTGTTGGTGTAAACTGTTGAGTTGCACCTGCAAGAGCCTGACCTGCTGTGGTAGCAGTGTCACGTGCTTGAGTAATAAATGGTTGAAATGCACCAATGCCTTGTTGAGCCAGAGCAAATGCATCTTGTTGAGGTTGCGTGAACCCTGCAACTTGTTGCATTGGTATATTACGAGGAACATTAATTAAACCTTGTATATAATTAGGATCACTTGGATCAAGATCTGGCGTTCCAAATAAAGTTACGAGTAAATCTTTTTGTCTGTCCTGCACATACGGTGGAGGTAGTTGCGTTGTTACTTGTTGTTGTACAGCCATTATGCTTGTCCCTCAAACTGATCCATCATCTGATACATTTTTCTAGCTCCTTCCATTCTGTCGCCGCCGCCAGCTCCTCTAACAGCTTTTGCCGTCATGACAAATTCACCATCACTTAACATGGCAGGTATACTATCAGATGTTCCTGTGCCGGGTCCATCTATTTGACCTGTTTTGCGAGGAAAATCTTTTGGATCTCCACCCGTTGCTAAATTCATTATACCACCATCTGCAACATTTTGCACTAATTGTCCACTTGTATCAATATAAGGGCCAACTATTCCTTGCCCTAATAATAATTCTATTAACTTTCCTTGTTCTGTATTTAAAGGTTTGCCTTGATAATCTGTACCAAATGTAAAGTCAGTAACTTCTTGCTCCTCTGGTAAGTCAAAGGCACCTGTTGGTTTTAAGAAAGCTCCTGTTGCTGCTGAAGCTTTTGACAAATTAGATAATAATTTTGCTGCATCTACTTTTTCTTCTCCGTCAACCATTTTTGTAGGTAAAAATTTACCACCACTACCAATTAAACCGTCAATGGCTGCTTTGTCACCAACAGCTTTTTTACCTAAGAAAAATTCCCCAAAACCACTTGCACCTTTTCCAAATTTACTACCGCCTTGTAAAGCTTTCATGAAGGCACTATCACCAAAAAGTTGATTACCTTTCGTAAGATCTACACCACCAAATTTTAAACCTGGTGATTGACTAGCTAAAAATGCTGCCGCAGCAATATCACCAAATCCAGCATCAGGATCAGCCAATGCGCCAATTCCTGCAAATAGAGGGTTTCCGGTGGCAAGTGCTAATGCAGTTCCTAAATATTTTTCACTATCACCTGGTAGTATTTTAGCTACCGTTTTTCTTAATTTTTTAAGCATAATCTCCTATTGCAATATATGTGATTGAAGCAAGGAGGCTGGCCTTGAGTGTAAGCCTAATTAATCGTATAAATATAGTCAAATTTCTAGTAATGTGCAATGAGAAATATGAGCTTTGACATAGATAAAGTGCCGATGGTCCGTGTAACGTGGTTAGATGCTCGTGATATGGAAACAGGTTGGTTGCCTATTAAAGACATTTTATCTGCACCTTTAGCCGTGTGTCAAGAAGTAGGATACATGATAGCAAAAAACCAAGAAAAAATAGTTATTATGAGGTCATGGTGCATTGATAAAGACGATAATCACGGCGGTGGCTCAATTGCAATACCAAGAGGTTGGGTATCAAAGATAGAATATTTAACGCCGACGTATTCTGAGTCATTATAGTTGTCAAGAAAACAATTTTAAAAAGTTCTGTTGAAGTTAAAAAAAATATGTTTACATTAGGTTCTCACCAAAATTAACAATCATAGGAGACAAAAATGGAAAAAGATGAATTAAATAAAGCTATTGCCTACCTTGCAGATAAGGTGAGCAAATATCACGAACGACTATTAGCTATGGAAAGAGATTTAGAAAGACACATTAAGGACAACAAAGAACATCATTGTAAAAACTGTCAGTGTGAGGACTAATTATTCTTTTGTCTCACCTTTTACGTCAGGCATTTTAACGACACGAATGGTAACATCTTTGGCCTTAGATTCGGCCCAAGGTTTACCACAGTCGTTACAAGCACCAGTAGCTTGTTCTTCACTGTCAACTTCAGCGCTACAATTTTTACAATAAATTTTTACATACACTTCAGGTTTAAGAACAGGTAATTCTTTACCATCTACAATCTCAGTGCCTATTTGTTCTGCATCTTGTACTTTTTTACCAATCGACATTATGTAATCTCCATTAAACTTACTGCTATTTTTACACCATTACCAACAATTTTAATAGCATCTTGTTGTTCTAAAGACAAAGGTTGTGATAAAACTTCCTGAGTTGCACCATCGGCTAAACTGCTTTTAAAAAGCTCTATTTCTAAAGGAGAACTAGCATCATAATCTAATACTGTAACTGTAGTTGTCACAGCACCACCAGAAACGTTAGCTAATCTAATGCTTTTTACTATAGCTGTTGTTGGCAAAACGGGTGGGACAGCTCCCTCATTAGCTGTAGGCACAGTATACACAGCTGTGTTAGACCCTGTAGCAGTCTTAGAAAATAATTTAAAGAAATCAGCCAAGGAAAAAAGTCCTCGCCGTTGATTCGTCTTTCAAATCCTGTTGAAAACCAAAATTTAGTTGTTGTGTGATTTGTTCCAAAATACGAATAAGAGTATCAAATTGTATAGCTTCGTACTCTTGCGGTGCATCTGGTAGCCTTGTTGTGCTTATTTTCGCCATTATCTGCCTCCATCTGGTTTTACATCCACACGTAACGTACCATAACGCCAGTCTGAATCTAAAGTATTACTTGTTATTTTTACATTAGCTTGTCTGCCTCTGCCACGTAAATTAAAAAATTTTGTAGTATTATTCACTGTCCTATCTATTGTTGATCCAGTTTCTGTTGGATAGGTTTTAAACCCCATGGTTATCACTGCATCACCAACCTGATTTTTAAAGTCAGGTATACCTTTGCTTAAAGATAATATTTGTTGACCATCCTGTATGTCAAAATCACCTGATGTAATAAACGCTGTCATTGCGCTTTGATCGTCGTTAACACCTTGTTCATGTTCATAAAAAATAGATGATCCAGCAGTTACGCCTAAAACAGTAGGGGTCGTGCCATTTGTGCTTGTATTAAATTTTGTAGCATAAGGTCTTTGATATACGCCGTAGTCTGTCCAAGTTGTTCTTGATAATGTAGATGTGTACCATGTCCTTTCTAGATAATTATATGTAACAGATCTGTCTATTTGCGTTGCATCTGTAGAGGCATAGTACCAAGTCACCTCATTAAACTCTGAGTTTACACCAACATATGTTTCTGGTTGTTGTGTAATAGAAAAATCTTCAAACACAAAATCTTGCACACTACATGGTATTTTTTTAATTGAACCGTCATAAAGATAGAAAGCATTTTGTGACATCCAGTATGCTACGCCGTTTACATCAACAGCAGCGTGTACACCGACAGCTCCACAGTTTGCACCAATTTGCACTAATGAAAAAGTAAAGGGCGCACCAACAAACTGCATTGCATGAAGGGATGTGTCTGTCCATACTAATACAGCGTTACGTGATCTCACTGCTGACACAATCTTTGATCCATCTTGTATTCTGAATGAACCAGCAGTATTTGTTGCAGTTGGACCCCATGTTGTAAAATCCTCTTGTGATGAAAAACGTAAGAATAAGTCATCTTGCGTTGTGCTATCACCTATTGTTGTCTCTGTACCGAATAAAAATATATGTCTATCAGGCATTGATACTAAATTAAATCGAGAGCTTGTAGGAGCTTGTGAAATAGCAACAGCTCTTACTCCTGTGCCGTTAGCCGTGACCCATCTAAATGTTTTACCTTTGTGTACAGTGGCAATTAAATCTTCACCAAAGTTGTCAAAAGACCAATTTCTAGCATCTAATGTTACGTTAGAAGTTTTTCTTGGCTCATTCCAACCAGGATCACTTGGATTAGTATAATCAGGAGAGTTCCAGGTATGTGTACCCCAACCGTAACCATAAGTTGACGATGCAACGCCCACAGATATTTGATATTTAGCATTACCTGATCCACCGCCACCACTTGTGCTACCACTAGCTTGACTGGTGTGTGTAACTTTATATGAGTTTGCATTTACAACTTCAGTTATTTGAAATTCTTTGTTCATATCCAAACCATCAATCGCACTAAAAGAATCAAAGGTAACAAAATCACCTTGCGCTGCTCCATGACTAGTATGTGCTACAGTGACAGTCGTCGTGCCATTTGTCGTAAATGGATTTGTTAAAGCAGCTTCTAGTCTTAAAGGCGTAATGTCATAAGCGACACCCTCTGAGTAAAGATATAATTTTCTATCTGTTCCAAG